ATTTGGTCTCCTACTTTTGACCCTCCCTTCCTGCGACCTTTACCACTCTTTAAATAGGCACGGATTAAATCGGGGGCAACTTCTTTACCGACGTGTGCTACATCGTGTCCGAAATCGCCTAATGTATAAGAGCGTCCACCGACAGCACCATCCACGCCAATTCTAGCACCTCCCGAATTGACTAACATACCGCTGGACATCATATATGGAGGATAGGCAGGAGAATTGCCTGAGTGGACGAAACGCTGGTCGCCGTGAGACCCTCCACCAACCAACATCTTTGCACTTGGTTCACCGGCGTAATCTCCGTGAAAGTTAGACATTTTATACCCCAACATCGTAGGGTGGTATTGTGCAGTTCCGTTATTCCAGTGCTTAGCGTCCATTTCGTCTAAAAGGGACTTTAATTTGCGGTTATACCCCGTATCGTAAGTAAGGTTCGCTTGTGGCATTATATATTAATATACGATTATAATTTATAATGCGGTTGAATAATTGATGCCGAGTTTTATTCTAAACTTGCTTAACAATACTTAGACATACCTCTTGCTCCTCCGCTGGATGCCATACCCATTGCTCCGCCACTGGACGCCTGTCCCATCGCTCCACCTTTGCTGTGTTTCTTCATTCCACGGACAGCAGTTAACGCACCATTGAGCATTTGTCCGCCGATCATACGCTTTGTCTCTGCCGAAGTCATTGCAGATGCCTGACCTCCGTTTACGGAAGACAACACCATCTCCTTCGTTAAAATACCAGTATATACGGCACTGACACCTTGTTGTGTTGAAAAAATCCCTGAATTGACACATACAACGCACAACTCAATAGGGATATTACCACCGAACTGGGTAAGAAGACTTTGAGGGAATTGATTAGAGATAGTGACGGAGAATTGGAAGTTGTAGTTGCCGAGAGAACCACTGCTAATGTAGTTGGGAAGCGACAAATCGTAAGGAGGTGATAGGACAAGAAGAGAACCGGTAGTTGCGACGTTCTGCGAGACTCCACCAGTAAAAGAACTTTGAAGACCGCTAAACTCTGCCCAAGATTGTGCTGACCCGTTCTTTGCGGATGTTCGCCACAAATCATACTGAGATGCAGACGACAACAGACCCGATTGGTTGTTAAGATTGACGCTAATATTCTGGATGACGAATTGAGACATTGAGTTCTTGGGTGTTTGCTGGGACATTGGAATACGAGCAGTGATGATGAAATAATCTGGGATTTGATTGATTTGGAGATTGGACGAGTTGACCTTAACCTGTTGTCCGATTGATGTGAATGTGGGGTTGTTTGCAGAGGAGGTTAAATACCTCGGGAAATCCATATAAGGCACAACATTCTTGGTTTGGATTAAATCAGATGGTTGAGTAGAAAGGAACTTGAACAACAAACTGGGGACACCCAAGGTAGTGCTGAGAAGTGCACGTTGTCCGGCAGGGGTGGCGGGAAGAGAGAATGCTCCTGGTTGGTTAAAGCATTGCTGGGTAGGACTGCCTAAAACAATACCGGTGAAGTAAGGGTTGGCGGTAGACCATATACGGGCAGCGGTTGCATCAATATTCATCGTGAATGCCATATTGTTGATGCCGAGAAGACCCTGGGAGTTGTATTCGGGGTTAGACCAGATAAAAGGGGACAAGAATATAGGTTCAGTCAAAATTGTCGCTACACCGATCTTCCACGTTTCGTTTGCTACACCAGTAGCAATTGGACTATTGTCCTGAAATACACCACCGACGAAACGGGCAACCTTGTAGATAATAGGGAATGCTCCACGGGGCACTTGGTCTAAATCATACGAGGCAGTGTTAAATGATGCTAAAGGATTGTTGGTGGCGTTCACAGCATCGGTATATGACCCGTATGCTTGGTCGGGAAGACTGGGGGTCATTGAGTTATAACGATAAAGTTCTCTGCTGTCGTTCATTCTCAACAGAGATGGGAGGACGTCCTTGGTGTTGATGCTACACGTGGTATTGTTGATCTGAGCAGTAGCAGTCGTAAATAAAGAGTTCAAAGGGAATGCTTGGAATGCATCAGTGTTTCCGTATGACCACACACTCCTGCCAACAGGAACTGGGGCAGCGACACTTCCATACGACAATTCAATACAGAGAGCAGTGTTGAGTAGAACATCACGACCAATCACGACGTTCTCAGATGGAACCTGGACGTTCCAGATCAGAGCACTATTGGAAGCACTTGTGGAAGGGAATGGTTGAAAAGTGGTTTGAGATGCCCCCGATTTGACGGCGAAATCTAAATCCGAAGTAATATCGCCGATGACCGAGTCCTTCACTAAAATCGTTTTAAAGTCCGACATTATATATTATACAATTATAAAATATCGGCAGACACTCCGCTAAATAGTTTTTTGTCTAAATCATACGCCTACCTCCCTTTGATGCTCCAACCCCGCTCATTGACGGCGTAGAATGACCGGCAGTTCCTTTATCGGAGATGACCCCTTCACTATCCTTCTTTAAAAAGGCAATCTTCAAAGTGACCGACCCGCCACTTGCTAAACGGAATGGCACGAGTTCGGCATTTCGTAGTCGGTAGAATATTTGAATGTCTAAATTAAATAAGGGTCGGTTGCCGTTCAAAGAGACCAGACGATATTGTGCCTGTGGAGTATATACCAACGACGGACGATAAGCACCTGTATCACTTACTAAATCCGTTATAATATTGGCGATATTGGAGTTATTTCCTTGAAACCCGACTTGTTGAGTATCGCTTAATACGACTGGGGTGCTAACCTGATTGGGAGTCATCGGCATCGTGTTGCTTGTAAATACAATTGCAGTAATCGGTGATATACTGCTAATAGTGCTGGTCTCTTGGTAAGTAGAAATATACGGAATGGATATTGGCGGGTCTTGTCCTCCTACTAAATCATACTGGGGAGGGGTGATGAGTTGGGTATTCAATCCCCCTTGGTTAATCACCTCTAATTGGAAGTTCTCATTACCGCCTACGAAATTGTATCCGAAAATGGTCACAGGGAAGGACTGGAACAAATAGAACAATGGGGCGTTAAAATAAATCTTGATGGGGTTATTACCGCTTAAACCCGGGTTCACGGCGGGGTTCAAATCGTATTGCGGGATGGTAAAAATAGACCCAGTATCGCTAGATGTATCCCACTGGAATAACGGCGGTAAATTGTCAGACGTAAGAGTAGTTGTAGTCGGGGTCTGGTTAGCGGTATAAATATCGTAAGTGGGCATATTAACAGCACCCACAGCAGTCACTAGGTTCTGTAATGCGGTCTTAAATGTTCTCGTTATTAATTCCGCCATATACTGGTAGGAATACACGTTGTAGTATCCGGTCTCGTTGTTTTGAAGACCATTTGCAGTCGTAGATGGTGGTGATGGAGCGATGCCGGTAGTTCGGTCTTGTGGGATAAATATCATCGGGGTAGCACCACTGGTATAGTTGGTAGTCCCGTCGTCCCAAGTAAGTGTGATGTTGTAAATAGTCTCGTCCCGATTTGTTGCGAATGGTTTGATGGATGGTATCCAGACGGGAAGAGTTCCGGTATCCACGCTAAATCGGATAATGCTTAAATAGTAGTCCTCGGGGCAATTAATAAACGGAAGAGTTCTTGACTCGTTATAATAGAACACTGGCGGTAAAGTGTTCTGCGACTGAAAGTTGGTTATTGTCACATCGTAATACACTTGATCGGGCGAATGGTCTCTCTTTACTTGATTGAGTTGCGACATCTTATATATAATGTAGATTATTATAATACACTATATATAACGATTATTTTTTGGCGGTAAACGGCGAACTGACGCTCGTTTTAGTTTTTTTTTTGTAATACGAGAACAGGTGATAAGGGGTATGGTAGAAAGTCCCTCACGTGGGAAATATCCTAAAAACAGCGTCGGTTCGCCGTTCGCCGCCGAAAATCCTAATCGCCTAAATTAAACGACAGGAATAGCATACAAAGTGGTAGCGACGGAAGTCCAGTTGCCCCCTACACCAGTAAGTCCGATTTCCAGAGCGTCAACCCCGTTGGATCTAAAAACGGATGTTAGTGTTCCCTTAATGGTGGTAGCACCAACGGGAGTAGAAGCAATAACCACTCCATCAGTCTGGGCGAGAAGGGTTCCTCCGGTGACCCCACCACCGACTACGCCCGACATTATAGAGAAAACGTAGTCTCCGACTGGTAAAATTGCACTGATTAGAATATTTTGCACACCAGCATTAGCACCCCCGACAGGGACGGAAATCGCAAGAATGCGAGAAGTTTGACCTTGGGCGGATAGAAACGACATATTATACTATATGCCTCTAAAATAAATCGGGGGGGATTGTTCCTAAATGGAAGTCTATACAATACGGACGACGTATAATTTCGTGGCGAGAGAAGTCCATCCACCTCCTCCACCTGGACTTCCTCCTGCTACAATAACGACGGGAGTAGTTCCGTCTGATGTGACAACACCGCTTAAAAAGACTCTTGGGTTGTAAGTGCTTTTGACAATTGTATTTGCCGATTTTACAACGCCACCCTGGAATAACTCCAATGTGCCGGTGGTGATCGTGTTTGGATTATCCTCGTTTATAGCAACCGACACTGAGAACATATAATTACCAACGGGAAGAACTTGGGTTAATAATGTGCTAGAACCGCCACCGCCTCCTAGATTAGCAGGAATATTGTAAGATATTGCATTGTCAGGGATTTGTCCTTGTGC